CCGTCTCGCCGAAATTGGTCTCGTAGTTATTCATCACGCACATGATGCGGCTGAGTGACTGGCAGCTCTGATAGCTATAGCCGCATTCCACGTCGCCGGTGGCTCCGCAACGCGGGCCGCCCCACTGCAATTGACAGGTCTCCGAGTAGATCTCCAGCGGAGTATCGTCTTGCGAAGGATTGAGGAGTTGAGAGCCTTTCAGTGTCACCGTATCGACACCGATATCGTCCACAGAAAGCGTGCCATGCACCTCAAGCCATGCGGCCTGGGCGTCGGCTTGCCAGAGGCGATAAATGAAGAATGCGCCTTCGAGAGCGCTGCGCCGCGCGATCTTCTCGAAGTCGCGGCTGAGCGTGTCGCCACTCAGATTCTGCAGCACGAAAGCTCCAATGTCGGTTTGAAGCGAACGATGAAAACTGAATTGAGGGACGCTCATCAGCCAGGGGATATAAGGTCCGGCTCCGTAGGCCGCCTCTCCGGGGAAACCCCAACCGGCTTCGCCGCCGCTGGCGCTGGCGTAGTAGATGGCGATACCTACAAAGGAGATAGCCATCCTGGTGAGGGTCTCGTCTCCCCATACCGAGCGCCGGAGTTCCGCCGACATAGTGTACGACTCCAGCCCCGCGGCGACGGCGGCGATGGATTGGTTCAGGGCCCCCTCGGCAGAGGCTTCCCCGTTCCAACCCACAACTGTTGCGGGAGAAGGGGGAATCACAGGCGCACTGAAGGATCCGCCCGTCCCCCCGGCGGAGAAGATAGCCACATAGAACATCTTCGCGATCACGGTACCTGCGGGAAGGGAAGGGAGAGTGAATCCCGACCAGATTATTTCCTGATCGTAGGTATCAACTTCTGTATCGCTTTGCTTCGATAAGAGTGCGTTCACGGTGCCGTTGACGCTCATCTGGCTTGTGTTGCCAGCACTCGCTCCGCCTGTGGCCACCACGGTGCTGGGATAGGCCCATGCAACGATTTGCCCCTCAGTGGGCGCAACCGGCGGATAAGCGAAGGCCGGTTCGGCGCCAGTGATGGCGACGGGCGCGTTGCTTGGCCGATCGCTGAAAAAGTAGAGGTTGCCATTCGTGTCCTGAATGTCGAGCAGGTTCACCTGAGCGACGCCGGTGCGTGAGCCGCCCGTGGCCAGAAGTGGTGCTGGGTAGGAGATCACCTCATCACCTCCAGCGCATACCAGCTCACCGCAGCGCCCGTGGCAGCGACGTTCTGTGTGCCGTCGCAGTTCACCTGCACGCGATGGATGTCCAACGGCAGGTTTTGCTGTGTGACCACGATCTGCGGACCGATGTCGGTGGCGTTGTAGAGATCGACCGTCTCCAGCAGCACGCCATCTATATATATGTCCGCTTTGCCAAACTCCGGCCCCTTGAGCATGTAGAGCCGGAAGCCGTAGCCACGGTATTCGTAGCAGGCCCAGTCGCCCAGCGTGCCTGGATCGTCCATGGTGACGTAAGCCGTGCCCACCGTACTCAAGCTCACATGCTCGGTGCCTTGGGCGCCGGCGACGGCCGCGCGCGCCGTCTGTGTCCAAGCGCCGCTGGTGGCCAGCTTTTGGTCGCCGAAATCGTTGGTGACAAAGAATGCGATCGCATCGTTGGCCCAGTCGCTGGGAAACGCAACCATCTGCTGCTGCGGCATCTCCTCAAAGGTCACATTCTGCACATCCCACATGCCGTTACCCGTCTCGACGGGTACGACCTCTGTGGTGAAGCGGCCGACGTACTGACGGCCTCCGCCATCGTGATCGATGATGGTGAAGAAGCCGTCCTCGTATTGCTCGTAGTACCACTTGAGCTTTTGAACGCAAGCCCAGGTGCGCGTGAGCCAGGTGAGATTAAAGGTGTGCCCGGTGTTTTGCGTCTCCCGCGTCCAGGGCGTCCCGCCCACGGCCTTTTTGTTGAGCTTGGTGCTCGTGCGCTTGCGCGTGAAGCCATAGTTGGGCGTCATCGAATCTTCGATCGATTCGTCCCATACTGTCGTCGGGTTCAGAATGTCCGTGGCCGGCATCAGTTCATCCCTCCGCCCGAGTTCTCCGCGTAGCTGTCATTCACCGCCGAGCGGATATTGTGCTTGTACTTGTCGAGGAACTGCGAGACGCCCTTTGCGTCGATGGCATGGACGTGCAGATGCACATCGCCCATCGAGGTGGACTGCACGGGCATTTTTCCGCCGTTCCCCTCGGTCACGGCTTTAGTGATCGCGCTGTTATCGACGCTCGAAAAGATGCGTTCGCCGGCGTGATTCATGTTCAAGCCCGTCTCTGGAACGTAGGGCGTGCCCGTCGCGTAGGAAGCGCCCGAGGCGGTGTACATGCTGCGCCCGGCCTTTTGCTCCGCATCCAGCTTGCCCATGAACTCTTTGATCTCCGGCTTGATGGTGTTCTGGTAGTAGCGGCTGTCGGCCGAGCCCATCTTCTGCGTCGTCTTCGCCGCCTCCATCTGCAGGCTCTGCGCGTCGGAATAGGCGTCGAGATAGTTCATGCCGCCTTGCTGGTAGGAGGAAAGATCGCCGGCGATGCGCGGCCGCACAGTCTTGAGATCATAGTCGCGAGCCGCATGGCTGCTGCCGATGGCTCCCACGACCGCGCCGGCCGCTGCGCCGACCAACGCGCCCACCGGACCTGCGATCTCCATCCCCATCTCGGCGCCGCTCATTGCGCCCTTCAGTCCGCCGCCTACGCCACCGCCGCTTTCGTGCGCGCCCCACACACCCATGGCGCCTTGCGCCGCTCCGGTTACGTTTGCCTGAGAGAATCCGTCGCTCGTCATCGAGCCGTTGCCGCTGGAGGTTTTGGTCGGGTCTCCTCCGCTCTTGCCGTTTCCACTTTGCCCTGAGAAATCCTTCCCGAGCTGCTTGGTTAGGGCAACTCCCTGCGATGCGTCGCCGAGTGCGCCCTTCACCTGGGCGCTTTTCGATGGGCCAGGTCCTACGCCAGGCTCGGCGAGACCCGAAGCGATACTTCCCGCAACGCCGGCGCCCGCGCCGCCAACGGTCGAACCGCCAGCACTCCAGGCCGAGGAGCCGGCAGACGTGGATGGTGCGCCCGCGCCAAAGCCTCCGGTTGCGCCTGTAACGCGCGGAGCGAGCAGCGTCGTGCCGCCACCAGGTCCAACGCCACCGCCGCCGCCGCCAGGGCCGCCGCCAGGGCCGCCGCCAGGGCCGCCGCCAGGCCCACCGCCGCCTGTAATCATCGCGCTACCTATATGGATCGTGGCGGAAGTGATGCTGAAGGCTTTCTCCGCCGCGCCGTGCGCGCCGTGGCCTGCTGACATTTCCGCCTTCGCGTCCGCGCCTGCGCCTTTGCCTTTTTTGCCGAAGACGCCGAAGCCCATGCCGCCGAGAACGTCGCCGAAGACGCCGCCCGCGCCACCCTTGGAGTCCGCGCCCGCTCCACCCTTGCCGCCCTGGAAACGCTGAAACAGCGATGCGGCCGCTTCGCCCGCGGCCTTGTCGCCCAGCTTGGCAAAGTATTTTCCCGGATGCTCCATGCCTTCAAAGAATCCGGTGAACTCGCCGGCCATCTTCTTGCGGGCCTCGCTTGCGGCCTCGATCATCTGGCCGTTGGCTTCCATCTGCGCCGCCGCCACGCGCCGGTTGTAATCGTCCTGCGAGATCTCCTGGGAGTTTAGCTCATCCAGATATTTTTGCTTACGCTCCGCCAACTCAGCGCCGATGGCGGCCGTCTTCTGTTTCTCGGCCGAGAGGAACTTGACCCGCGCCTGCTCTTCGATCTGCGCCGTCTCCTGGGCGTTCTTCTGGGTCAGCTCCTTAGATTGGCCAGTCTCGCCGGAGGCGATCAGCCCCTGGCCACGCTGCAACTGCGAGAGGCCCGCGCCGTATTGAGCAGCACCGCCCGGCGTGGAGCGGTCCATGTGGCCATAGGTTTCATCGAACTTCTTTTGTAGCGCATCGAGATGCTGAGCCGCCTCAGCGTGGATCCTCGCAAAGCCCTGCACCTGGTGCGCGGCGGTCGAATCATTGAGCGCGTTGATCTCCTGGGCGAAGCTGCGCTGCTGCTCTTCAATCTGCTGATTGGTTTGCTGGTTGGCATAAATAAAGCGTTTCGCGCGTTCTGTCGGATCGAGATTTTCGTCCGCGTTGATGTCCGCTGCGCGGTTCGCGCCCTCAGCCTGAGTTTTCTGAATGCCGGTCATGCCGGCCATGGAGGCCATGCGGCCCATCTTCTCGGTTTCAGACTGCTGCGCGCGCAGCCGATTCATCTCCTCGTTGTGAAACTTCGCGTGAACGTCCGCGACCGCCTGGGCGCTGGTGATGCCTCGGCGCTTCAGATCCTCGATGGCCTCCGCTTCCTGCAGGTGATAGAGCGCGGATCCGCGCAGCCCGGATTCCAGTGCCTGCTCGTGGAGGCGCGCCAGCTCGGCGACTTGCGACTTGGCGTCGCTGGTGTGGCCTTTCCGGCTGTCGGCAAGCTCAGTGTCGGCCTTGAGCGTTGCAATGGTGACGGCGCGGTTCTCTTCGTCCGCGCCGGCATTGGCGGCTACGGGGTTGCGCAGCGCTCTGTCCTGTTCGGTTCCATAGAATCTTTCTTCGTGCGCTTTTTTCCGCGCCTCTTCTACCTGGAAATCGCGTTTTGCTTTTGGCCGGGCGGATTCCGGCATCTTTGAAATATCAGCCTCGCGTTGCGCCGACCAAAGCTCAATGTCGCTCGACCTTTGCTTATGGGCCTGCTCGGCCTCCGCTGAATGCTGGAGCGTATCTAATTTCTTTTGCCATCCGATTGCTGTGTCAGCGGCCGCAAGCTGTTCATGCTTCGCGCTCCACAGCCAGGTTGCGCCGGCGGTTCTCGACAGCTCGGTATATCTCCTGACCGCCTCCGAGGCCTCGTCGATGCGCAGCCGCGTGGTCTCAATCGAGTGCGTGTTTCCGAAGTTCTCGTCTTTCGTTTTTGCGACTTCGTCCCGATAGTCCTGCGTAGCCTTGGAGAGGCCCGTCAACTCTTTCCACAGCTTCTGCGCCCCGGCGACAGCGGCGGTAAAGATCATGGCGCCAATCTGGATTGTGGCGAAGCCGATCATGGCTGTGCTGAGAGTGCTCAATACCGCTTGCGCGGCCTTGCTCTGGCCGATCAACGTAATCATGGCGCGGGGAAGGCGCACGCCCATCTCTTCAGCGGCCAGGCGCGTCTTCTCGGTTGCGGAAAGCATTCCCGCGCCGGCCTGCCTCATGCCTTGCTCGACCTGCGCGCCCGAGCGAGTCCCGGCCGCCCCCAGCTTGTTCAGGTTCTGCTCAACGCCGGAGAGCACCTGGCTGGAGGTGTTGTCTACAACGTTCACCGAGATTTGAACCGCGCTGGTCTCTACCGACATGGGTTATGCCTTCTTGCGTTGGAACTTGCTGCCACAGCCGGGGCATTCACGACCAAAGCGATTCTGCTGGCGCTCGCCGCAGGCGGTGCATGCCGGATGACGAGCTTTAAACGCGGAGCGAGCGCGATGGAGGGCGAGCAGGCCCTCCGCCTCAAAAGCAGCGAGATCCACCGATGCAACGCCAATGCCCGCTTGCTGGAGAGCTTCGAGATGCAGCAGATGCTCGCCAAAGCGGTAGTAGCCCCACGCCAGAGTGCGCGGCGGAACCTGGCGCTCCATCCGCTCGATTGTCTCGGGGCTGGCGCCTTCGGAGTGGATGCGGCTGCGCACGAAGTCGCTCTCGAAGATCTCTTCGAGGGCCATCCGCACGCCTTCCGCATCTTTCCAGACATCGATCATCTCCGCGCTCGTTACGCTTCTTCTTCGACTTTGGGCGCGGCGGGCGCGAAGAGCACGTCCACGGCCGCAACCTTGTGATACGTGTCCATGAACTCGACAATGCCCTCGCGGTCCGGAGCTGCGCCGTCCACCGTGTAGCCTTCGACGCTCACGATCAGCTCGTCGTAGAGATCCGCCAAGGTAGCTTGCGCGCCCAGCCATTGCGTCTTGCCGTTGCGGCTGCCGCCCACCACGCGCGAGCGGCTGCTATCGCGCGAGACGCGGCGCTGCTGCTCTGAGGTGGGCGATATGAAGTTGTGGCGCAGACCCTTGAACTTGCGCATGATGCCATCGTCGCCGGCGCTCCACACCGCATCCAGGAATACCGACTCCTGGCCAAGCGAGATCGGATCGTCGTCGGAAGGCTCGCTGGCCGAAACCGAGATGATGGCGTTAGCCACGCCCAGCCGATGCGAAAGAGGCAGCATCGATTTCCAGCCTTCAACCTGGTCGATGCTCGTTTTCCCATCCGGCAACGCGTAGCCGCTGGCGGTCGTGAGGCTTTGCTCCACCAGGTCGAGCCGCGCGGCGCTGCTGTCGAAGCTGTCCACGCGCTTGCCGTTCTGGTTTTCCGAGGTGGAGAGTATGCCCTCGAAGTAGCGCAGCCACAGCTTTTTCGGGATGCGCGCGAGGGTAAGGGCGTATTGCTTGCCGCGATCTTCGATGACGATGATCCGCGGAGCTTTCAATTCAATGGATGTAGACATAGGTTCCTTCTTTCATTTGGGATTTTCGACACCCCAGCGACGAAGACCTGTCGCCGGGGACCCCGTAAAGGGCAGTGCCAGAGGGTTGAAGGAACCCTTGAAGCTGAAGCCCCGCGCAGGTCATGCGGAGCTTCCGCCGCGGCGAAGGGGTGCCACGGATGATGCAGAAAATGGGGACGTGTGAAAAAAAGAGGGGGCGCTTCCCCGACGCGCCCCCGGAGGAAACTTTAAACGCCCGGAGCCGCCAGATATGAAGCGACGGAGTTGATCACCCCGATCGAGATAGGAGGGACTCCAGCCGCCTGGTAGTTGGTGGTTTCGTCGTTCTCCACCTGCCAGACGACCATGTCGCCGTCAAGGCCCAGCTTCGTCGTCTTCAGGTGCATCTGGGGTACGGAAATCGTCAACTGCGCATCCGCCCCGGAATTGACGCCCAGCTCGTAATCGCACGCCGTGTCGTTAGCAAAGCGCGTGTAGACATCGTCGGTGTCCTTGGCCGCGAAGGTTGTCGCCAGCGAGAACTTGGGATTTCCCTTGCGGACAAATATCCCGTAGAGGCCGCCACCCGGCGCGCGGTGAGCAACAAGCTGATTCTCCAGCTTCAGCGTCGTGCTCATGTGGCGCCCGACCAGGGACGCCAGAGCGCCAACGGGCCCGAAGGTCAACACGGCGTCCGACCCCAAAAGATAAGTCTCCGCTGGCGCGACAGGCAATGTGCCGGTCATCGATCCGAGGATCTGAATGCCGGTGCCAGTCATGCCGATCTCGATCATGATGGCGCCAAGCTCGTTGATGGTGAGGGTGAGATCGCCGACGCACATGTCCGGGCACTTGTAATGCACGTCCTCGGTGTCTTCCATATAGATCGTCGTCGGCACTGCCGTGCGCGTCGATTCATCGAAGGTGAAGGAATGCGCGTAAGGCGCGGCAACTCCGACCACCGTGTCGGTTCCCATCAGAAACGCCAAGGCATAACCAGCCAGCCAAGGAGAGAGTTCAGCCTTGAAGGCGCTCAAAGCTGTCTCGTAGCTGGTGATTTGTCCGTTGGTGGCGAAAGCGGTGCCTTTGCCGGCATACGCAATATCGGTACGCCGCGTGATCTTGCGTTCGAGCACAGCCGCGCCGTCGAAGCGCTGGCGTTGAGTGAGCGCGGCGTCGGCCAGGGCGGTATTCCAGGCCGCCTGCGAGTTCACGCTAAGCATCAGGTTTCGGGCTGTTTTCCATTGCGAAAGAAAGTTGTATGGACCGGGCATTACTTCACCTCGACTTGAGATTCAGCGGCCTTCACGGCCGTAGGCTGTGGCGCATCGGTGTGGCTTGCAGCGGGAGAGATGAAACGTCCCGGCGCGGGAGTGGGCTTCTGGGGAGCCGCTGGATCCGCGACCGGAGCCAGGGCCAGAATTTGAGATCCCTGATAGGTTTTAAGAGAGAGTGTGCGCCGCCACTCGCTGCTGAGCACCTTCACCGGCTGCCCAGGCGTGAAACAGTAGTTAAAGTGCGCGTTGCTGATGCGCACTGAGGTGCTTTCTGAAAGGGCGATACCCGCCGGAGACAACTGCACTTGAACAAAGTCAGAAGGGTTCATACTGTTCCTCCGTTAGGGCCGTCGAATTGCGCGATGCCGCTGATAAGCACGGTGATGGCGAAGAGCTGATCTACCGGACCGCCATCGTCGGGAATCACAAGAGAAACGCGCTTGATCTCCAGAGGCATCGACCTGGTGCCATCGGCCAGAGCCAGGCGCGCGCCGGCGAGCTGATTGAGCGCAACCGCGACCAGGCCCAGAATTTGCAGGCGTTCGTCGGCTTTAGAGCGGAGGCTGGATTCAAAGCAGAGCACGTCGAAGAGCAGCCCCGCTTGGTAGGTAAGCCGCTGGTTATCGCGCAGGTTGCTGTAATCGGAATCGCTGAACTGGATGCGCAGCGACGGCGGCTTGAGCGCGAGCTGGCCCTGGTCGTTGAAATCCTTGCTGTTGACCGGATTCACATCGACCGACACGGGAGCATCGACGGTGCCATAAGCCGCGGGCATCGCGCTCTTGAGCAGCGCGATCAGAGCAGCCTCGACGTAATCGATGCGAAATTGCGAGGGAGCGCCCATCACTGGCCTCCCAGGCCGGCAGCGGACCGCGCCCGCCGGATGTAACCGTTGACCAGGCTCTGGATGCGCTGAGGATCTTCGGGACGAAAGACCAGGTAGGGCCGCGCGGGGATGTTCTGGTGGCGTGTATGGCCGGGGACGTGGATCTTCACCTGGTTGCGCGGGCCACGGATATTCAGCGAGCGATTGCCGAGTTTGCCTTTGCCGAGCGCCGCGGAGAGCCGCGCGTAGCTGTGCTCTTTCACGTTGACCGTGGCGGCATCTTGTTTTGAAGTGCGCGGGCCGATGCCAACCGAGCCGCGATCGCGCGAGCCGAACTGATGCACGGCCGCATATTTCACGTTCGTTGAGAGAATCACCTGGTCCGGAGAAGTCTGCGCGATCCCTATCGAGTTCAAAAGCGTTCCTGTCATGATGAGCAGCTTGTGACCGGAGCCGTATCTTTTAGGGTCGCTTTTGATGGTCGAAGGCGCCAGGGGCATCCAGGAATTGGCCGGAGAACCCTGCTCGCGGAAGGTGCGCCGGATGCTCACCAGCATAGACATGCCGATCTGCTGCATCAGCTCACCCTTCGCTTGGAGCGAGAGGCGGAACTTACCCAACGCGACTTTCACGTTGGCATCATCGACCTGGATGACTTCCGCGCTCATACGAAACCTTCGATGTTCTTGTCGCTAAAGTGGAGATGGTGATCTTTCTTTGAGATCGTCGGACCCCCCAGCGAAACCTGCGGCTGGAGAGCCGTGGAGGGTTGATCGAGCGAAGCCTTGGCCGCGGCAATGTCCTTGAGAAAGCTGATCGCCTGGTCAAAGCGCTGCTGCACCGTCTCGCCGATCGTGGTCTCGCGCCGCCTGGAAAAAAGCAGATAGACCGCAATGTCCAGGGTCAGCGCCTTCACATCGTCCGACTGCTGCAGCGGAGTGACATAGCGCATCCGGCAGTAGCTCTCTACGCGACCTGAAGCCTCTTCGAGCGCCGCCGTGACCGTCGTGGTGTTGATTTCACCAGTGTTGTCATCGTCGGTCAGCTCAGTCAGGTCCTTCGTCGTCATGCGAAGAGGGATCAGATCGGCTTGGGTCGCGTAGGCCATGCAGCTCCGGAGTTACTTGCCTTCTGTATCCGCCTCGACGACTCCGCGAGCCAGCAGCGTTGCGGCCTCGGTTTCGGTGAGACGAACGATAGATCCCACGGTCACGATGCGGTGGCCAAACAGCACGCTGGCCAGCACCTTATAAGGTTTCGTTGCCTTGGGCTTGGCCGCTTCAGGCTTCGCCGCGTTGGACTTGTTTTCCGGCTCGTGCTTCGCCACTTTGTTCTCCTCTTGATTTGCGTTGGCCGCGGCCATTGAAGACCGCGGCCGATGCGATTCCTGGGGGCGGCTCAGGCTCCGGTTTTGGTTTCGGTTTTGGTTTGGGTGTCCGTCTTGACCTCGGCTTCGTGAGACTTCCCAACATCGGACGGCGCGGGCTTGGCCGCGTTGGGCGCTTCCGGGTTCGGCTTCTCGACGTCCCGCGTCGATGTGTCGTGAGTCTCTGTGGTCTTCGTGTCCGTCGTAGGCTTCGCGTCGGCGTGGACTTCCGTTGTCTGCTCGGTGTGAGAGCTGTCTGTCATCGTTGACCCTCCTTCGGGGTGTTTTCCGGGCGCGGATTAAAGACCGCGGCCGGGATCGTTCGTTCACCTCAACGGGGAGGAGTTTCCTCCTCCCCGTTGATATGGTTTAGCCCTCGATGTCGCCGGGGATCGTGCCCATGGTGGGAGCGATGCTCAGCGCGTTGAGAATGGGGATACCCGTCTCCTGCGCGGTGGCGCGCAGGTCGTAGTACCAATCCACGCTCTGCCAATACTTCTTCTTGGCCAGGTGCGGATCGATCCATTCGAGAACGCCGTAACCGTCCACGGTCGAGGGAGGCGCGGCAATCGTAGCGCCGTTGCCGTCCGTTCCACCGGTCCAGACGAAAGTCTTGGCGCAGGAAACATCGTCTTGCGTGGGCGCGGCTTGCGCGTAGCCGAGGAAGGCGTTGCTGCCCCACACCCACGAGGCAACGTTCTGCCGGTTGAGCAGGATGGCGCTCCCCTGGATGCACTTCACGCGGAAGACCGACGAGAGCTGATCGAGGGAGATCGAGCCGGCCACGGTGTACTTGAAGCGGTTGATGATGTCCGGATGGTTCTGCAGCGCGACCACAACTGGATCGCTGAGCAGTAGGCTCATGTCCGCATCCTGGATGCCAGCCTGGCGCAGAATTGCCTTGAGCGCCTCGACCTGCACGATAGGATGCGAGCCATCAGTGCCCACATCGGGGACCGACGGGTACTTGTCCCATTGGTTGTTGGTCCCGGCGCTGAGGTCGGTGTAGTTGGGGAAGTTGGTCTCGCTCAGCAGCAGCCTGGCAATCGCGACTTCGCGGTCGAGATTGATTTGCTTGATGAGCTGCTGGGTGAGCTGCTTACGCGTGGAGAAGCCCAGGCCGAGGCCGTAGCTCTCACTCTCGAAGGGCACATCGCCCTGGAGCGCGTGGCTCTGCGCCATGTACGGCGCGGTCGAATAGCTGCGCCGCACAGATTGCGGCTCGTCGCCTGGGGCGCGGAGCGTGGTCCCCGGCAGCTTGAAGTCGTCGCGATTCCACACGACGTACTGGAAAGACTGCCGCGCCACAGGCACGCGCGGGGCAAAGGTTTCGCCAACGAAGGCATTGTTGCGGAACTCCTTGGCGAAGTTCGACAACGCCACATTCAGAGCCCCAGCCGGCATCGTTCCAACATAGCCGCCCATTTACATCCTCCTGCCGCTTGCGCGGGTCGATTTCCGTTTCAGTGCGCCGCCAGGCGCTTGGCTCATCACTAAGCGCCTGGCGGAAAAAGTTAGGCGATTGCCGCTACCAGGCCGAAGAGCCCCGGCACGAAAACGCAGATGTAATCTCCCGCGTTCGGCGTGGTCTCAAGCGCAATAGCCACCACCGGTTGTCCTGCGGACGCCGGCACAAGCTGGCCGGCGGCGTTGTTGGTGAGCGCTAGCGGCGCGGACGGAATAGCTGCGCCAACCTGGCCCACCGTTTGGCCGTGCTCGATCACAGAGATCGCTTCGGTGGTAGAGATCGCATCTTCCTCGATGATGCCGATGCAAGGCGAGTTGGCCACGCTGGCCACGGCGGCATGATAGACATCCGTGCCATAGACAACGGCGAGGCCGCGGGTAAAGCCGGACGAGCCGCCGGGGATCAGGCTTTCCTTGATCTGTACGCCCTTCGGACCCTTGGTTTCAGTGTTGATGTTCGTCATGACTTGCCCTCCTTGGGCCTGTGAATTTCAGAGGTTGCGGGGCCGGTCTTGCTTTCGATTTTTCCGGCCCGCTGGTGTATCTCGTTAGACCGCGCCAGCCGAAGAGCCGCTGGCTACCGTCAACTCGGGATGCTCTTCCGCGACCTCCGAAAGCGCTTCGCTGAAGCTGATCTTCTTTTCCTTCTGGCGCGCCCTGGCCGCGTTGGTCAGCGGATCGCCGCTCGCGGTCTGCCCGCGTCCAGCCTGAGCGCCTTCCACGAATCGGCCGCCGGAAACAATCTTCGGCAGGCCCTCCAGGAAGAGCACCAGCGTTTCCAGCGTGGTGATATTCTTCTTCGCGTCGCCCTCGCCGAACTCGACGGTTGCGGTGGACTTGGCCAGCTCCTCGAAGACCGGGCCGAGGCCCATCTTCTCGAACGCTGGAGTCCACTTGCCTGCGCTCTTGAGCTTGGTGATGGCCGCCGTGGCGCGCTGCTTTACTTCGCCGCCGGCGATGGCCGTTTCACGCTCCGCAAACTTCGTGGACTGCGCTTTCAACTCGGCCTCCAGCGCAGTTACTTTTGCCTGAAGCGGAGCAGCGGTCGCGGTTGCGGCGTCGGTAGCGATGCGCCTGGCATCGTCTTCGCTGAAAGTCTTCGGTTGCGCGGAGCTGCTAAACAACTCGGCGAAGTAGGCCTTGATCTGTTCGGCTACGGTTTTCGTTGCGTCTGCCACTACGTCATCCTCCCCGAAGTCCACCTCGATGAACTTCGATCCGTGATCGTTGAATGCAAGGTCCTGCAAACCCTTGACTTCGGGCGGCTGCGCGCCCAGGTAGGCGACATGCCGCAGGCCGGTGATGTTGCCGTCCGCGTCACAATAGAACGCGGCCGAACGCTTCTTGAAGCGCCCCGCCTTGCGCGCCTCGTCAAACTTGGGATCGACCTGCTTTTCGCGCGCCAGCAGCTTGTCGCCATCGACGGCCAGGCTCTCAATCCAGCCATAAGCCGGCTTGTCGTCGGCAGGGTGGCCGATCGTAGCTGGCGCTTCGTGGTAAGTGGGGTCGTAGTTGCGCACCACGCGGTCGAGATCGGCGCGGGTGATGAGGCCTTTGTTGGCGCCGCGATAATCGCCGGCGCGAAAGATCTCAATCCAAGGGCGCGGCGCTTCGCCGTGCGTCTGGCTGAGGTGATTCTTCACGAAGTCGGTGGTGTCCAGGCCTTCTTCTTTGGCGCGGGCCACGATTTTGCGCGCGGCAGGAGCCTTTTCGCTGGAGGCAAGCTCGGTGTGAGCGTACATATCCAGCGCGGAGTTGACGTGCTTATGCGTATCCAGCGGCAGATGCCAGGTATCGGTGTTGTCCGGATCGCCAGCCGAGGCGAACTTGTCCGCCGTGAGCGCGATGCCTTCGACAGTCTTCGTCTTCGCCATGGAACCAACCTATCGGACCGTAACGCCGGCCCGTGCGGTAGCTGGAACAGTTGTGCTAT